TCCCTCTTTATTTAGAGGCTTTGCTCGTTCTCTACGTCCGGGCAATTACTGAGTCGTATGAAGACGGGCAGCAGTCTCAGCGTCTTGCAGAGATTGAGGCTGGACCACTCTTTGGTACTGCGCAGCGCAAGGACGGAATGCTGCAAGCCCACTTTGGACAGTTGCGACCAAACGTTTGGACAAACAACTATCGAAACAACGGCGGGTTCGTTATGACGAACACTGTCCCAAATCCATCATAAGGAAACGCCATGTCAGTAGACCTATCAGGACGCTCCGGAACTGTTACCGCACTGCAAACGATTCCAGATGCACTGGAAGTTGCATCGTTAGCAAACATCACTGTCGTTGCTACTGGTGCTTTGACTGCGCGAGTACAAACATCTACTCGACCCGCTACAGCGGGTGGATCAATTGTTGTAACCCCTTCAATGAACTACATCAAGGTGTGTCCCTTGTATCTCACAAGCGGCGGAGCAATCGTTCTGAACGTCATTGGTTGGTCATTCTCAAAGGTTGCTGATCGATGGATTCCAGTCAACCTTGCGCAGACCACAGCAACGGTCGCGACTGGTGGTGCTATTACTGTTGCTGGCACAGCCCTGTTCCCTGCAATAAGTTTTTCGGCTAGTGGTGCTGGTGACTACAAGAGATTTGAGGGGACAACGAGTTGCACATCTGGTTTCATTATTGTTGATACCTGCGGTAGTGAACTTATTGAGTTGTATTTCACTGGAACCGCAGCGGCTGCTAACGCACTCGTTTCGTTTATCTAAATGATGTCATCAAATCGAACATGGTCTATTGCTCCTCCGACATTGCGCCAAGAACGCAATCGAACGCTGTCTCTTGATGGTCAAACGGTTGGCACAAGGAAGTTTGATTTCAGCACGATGGGCGGAAAGGTTAATCTTTCCGCCTATGGCTTAACTTTTGCCCGTGCTGGTGCAGCAACTTTCATTCGGTCAAATGGTTTGGTTGGGTACGTCAGTAGTGGAGAACCTCGATTCACCTTTGAATCGATTGGCGGCGTAATGACATCGAAGGGTGTGCTCATTGAAGCCGCTGTTGCCAATCGGCTCACGCACAGTCAAACATTCTCTACCGTTGGCGGAGACTTTCAATGGACTGATGTAAGTATCACCAGAGCCACTGGTCAAGTCTCGCCGGACGGAACCACCAACGCCGTTCGCTTTACTGCGAGTGCTGGGAATGCAACCATTACGCATGGTCTTTCTACGTCCGCGCCAAATACGCAGCGTGTTTGGTCGGCATGGATTAGGCGCGTAAGTGGGTCTGGCGCATTTCAAATCTCAACTGCAATTACTACGCCATCGTGGTCAACAGTCACCATTACTAGCGAATGGGTTCGATATCAGGGACTAACAACGGCGACTCAACAACAGATTGCGTTTCGGATTGTTGACAGCGGTAACTCAGTTGAAATTTGGGGTGCACAACTAGAAGACGGAACTGTTGCCTCTTCATATGTTCCCGTCACACTAAACCCGGATACGCGTGGTGATGATCGACTGACGATGAGTGGAACGAATTTCACTTCATGGTTCAGACAACCCGGTACGTTTGTTGTCAAGTACTTCCGTGGAGCGGTTGGTGCTGGAGATCGGTCAGTGCTTTCGTTTGACATAGCGGCAACTAAACACCTTCACTTGAAACACGCGAATGGTTCGGCTACTAGCAGTTTGCTTTGGACAACTGGATCAATCACAGCAACGTCACTGACAAGTGCATTGAATGCCACAGCGTTCACTATTAGTGGATCGTCTAACGCTGCGATCCGGATGTGTACGAATGGTGGGACGGTAACGAGTGGTACATCTAATGTCAGCCCATCCACTATTGGGTGGATGAATATTGGTACTGACTCGATTACGGCAATTGGCGACTTTGAAGGTCACCTCAATAACGGTGTCCATTCCGTGGTGTTCTATCCACGCCTTCTTTCAGACATTGAACTTAAAACTTATACGGGATCTTGACTATGACATTTGCACCGATTCAAAATCGTCTTGGCGTACAACCAGTAGGAACAACTGTTACCTGCGTCAACAAGTCTGGTACATCGGTTGCCATTGGTGATCTGGTCATTACCTCGTTCATCCACGCTGGCGCGGTCGTTAACCCTGAGCAGGCGGCGAACACTGGTTACGTGTTCAACTGCATCCGCAAGGCTGTGTCTACAGAGACTGGAAACACTGGCTACCTTGGCGTGGTCACGGGTCTGATGACTGGCGCAGGCGACAACGGTCGTGAGGTGCAGGTGCAATTCGGCGGCATCTGCCAAGCGAAGGTATTGGTTAACGCTACCGTTAGTTCGGGAACGCTTCTTGGCGTTTCGGCGACTGCTGGCGTGTTGTCAAACGCGGTCAGCACATCCGATTATTCAGTCACGTTGATGGACAATGCAGCGGTTGCTGATGGAACCGCGCTCAAGCGTGTCTATATTCCAACAGAATATTCGTTCAATACGGGAAATGTTGTCCCCGGCGTGTACGGAAGCAAGTCAGCGGCGCGGTTTATTTTGGATGCCGTGAACAATGTCGCCAGCCTCGACTGCCTTTGGGTGGGCGATAGCAACACGGGCTACAACGGATTTGGTTGGTGTGACGGATTCCAGCACGGGCTTTGTCAGGCTGGCTCAAATATGTATGCAACGCCAATAGTTTTAACGTGGAATACCCAGCCCGAAATTGGATATCGATCCAATATGTTTCAATCCTTTAGTCAGGCTACTAGTGGAGGTCTGTTTGCTGGTACTGGTGCATCGAGTGGCGCATCGTCTACGCTGAAAGCAACATATGGAGTTGGGAGCGGAAGCCTAAGCGCAACGGGACAAACTATCGGAACGCCAGCAGTTCCGGTTCCCCCAAACTTCCTCGACATCCCCGGAGCGCGCACAGATCCCCAATATTCAAATACTGCGCTTTGGGCTTATATGCGAAGTATTGCTACGGGAACTCCGGGTAGAGACTATTCTTTCGCTGCGCCCTGCCCTATCGCATTTGACGCAGAGTTAAATTTTCGATTACAAGTTAATGCTAGATCATCAGCAGCAAGGCTTGTAACCGAATGGGGTGTTTCTGGAACAGGTTTCGGTCAAGTTAGCCTCAAAACTAGAACAGCAGGAGCATCACCAAATGCTGATGTTTGGGAAATATACACCCACACAATGACGGCTGGTAGTAGGTTTGTTTATTCCGCTCAAGCAGGGGCGTTAGATCAACAAAAACTTACGATGACCATTGATGGTGCTACTGGACAGAATTGTGTATTAGGTCCAATTTCACTTGGATTTTGCAGCATTTACCAATCAAATAAAATTGGAACAAGTAATTCCATCATGGAATATCGCGGGGGCGCAAATCTTACAGAGATTGCAACCGATATATCTCAAGCGGCTGCGGGCTGGTGCAAGACGCTGTTGAAGGAAGCGCGGGAGCGTCAAATTGCTGCAAATCCAAGTGGTGGGCGAGTTTTGATCTGCATTCAAGGTGGCGTTAATAGCACCGACTGGTCACCAAGCAATCCAGCAGCAGCAATTACTGCGGTTGAAAGCATCAAGACAAGTTTGAAAGCGCAATGGGCTGCTCTTGGATACCCAGCAACCGACTTGTATTTCCTATTCATGGTGTCTCATTCACAAAACGCGGGTGACACAGTATTGACTGTGTTGCGAACTTACGCACAGGCGTACTACACCAACAGCACAGACACACTATTTGTAAACCTCAACGATATTGCGCCGTATGAAAAAATCCGCTTAAATGGTTGGTATCAATATGAAGTTGAGTCAGGGGGAGTTCCCGCTGGCGTTAGGTACGAGCATCTTTCTCAGGGCGGTCGTGGCTACGAAACCATTAGCAGCATGATCGTTAACAACATTTGCAGGTTTGCTTAACCAATGACCAACGAAACCTATCGCCTTTAGTTTGCAATTAAATATATGAGTCCACAATCCACTACCAAACTGTTCAATCTGGAAAAAGCCCAGTTGACTCTGACCATCCTCCTCATTCTCGGCGCGGTTGTTTACGTTGGACGGCGATTGGAGTCTGATGATCGCCAGCAACGCCTATTGGAAACCATTGCTGGTGACATCAACCTGATCAAGGATCGCAACGCTGATTCCAGTGCGCAGATCCGCGTGATCGGCGAGCGCGTCTCGCAGGTCGAGAAGCGGCTGGAGCGCATGGAGTCGCGCCCTTGAAGTGCCTGCTCGTTGCTGCGCTGGTGCTGTCAGGCTGCTCCCCAGTAGCCCGTATCAGTGCCAG